GGGGTTGTAGAGCAAAATATCACATATGTGAATTATTTTATTTACAAATGTGCATTTTTATGGTATAATATAACTACAGAGAGGGACACCAACCAACTCAATCCACCACCACCTTATATCATGAAAACGCTAATTACGCTAACCACCATCGTTGGAGGAAGTATTTTTACAACCTTTAACGCCGAAGATACCGCTTCACACGTGCCAAACGAAATTTTTACTCCAATTGAAATTTCCAAGCCGATCTTAGTAAAGCCAAAACGAATTTATGCAGTTCTGGTTAAACCGACAATCAAACGATATACCATCGAGGATTTTGAAAGAGATGAAGCCGAACGTAATGAAAACGAAGCTTGGGATAAGATGGTTGAGGGCGTAAAGTTCTTTGAAGGATTTAAACCTAAAGCTTATAAATGTGCTGCTGGAGTAACTACCATTGGATATGGGCATACTGGTAAATATGCCAAAGTTAAGAAAATCGTATCTGAAATGGAAGCCGAGGAAATGCTAATGGATGAACTTATGGAAGCACGAAGCCATGTAGAACGTATTGTAAAGGTACCTTTAACGAAAGCTCAAATGGCAGCCCTCACTTCCTTCACATTTAATGCAGGGCAAGGCAATCTGCGAATGCTAGTAAATCAACCTGGACGCTTAAACTCAGGAAATTATGAAAGCGTAGAAAAGATGCTACCTAAGTATAATAAAGGCGGAGGTAGAACTCTCAAAGGATTAACTAAAAGAAGAAACTGGGAAACTTCACTTTGGGTAAGTAACTAATATACTAATATGGAAGAATGGATAATTGATACGACAATCGCGTTTAGTATTATAATTGTAATATACACATTATTAATAACAATATCAGAAATATTTTAATATGAATAAAGACGAAATAATAATAGAAAAATGGGAATCCTTTACAGAATTCCGTGGGCAACTTTTAAAAGTTAATTTGAAAAAAATGGCTGAAGATTATGAACGCCCCGATATCTTAGAAATGGATGAAGAAGACTTAAATGAATTTATATCCGACTCTGATCTTATCTGCGACTGCAAAGATACTGATTATTTTGAAACTTATCTTGCCGTTGTAAATCAAAGTGATCCTGATTTAGAAACCAATATATTTACAAATAATAAAGAAGCTCTTGATGGAATTTCATGGCGAGGTTTTTATAGAGGAGATCCTGATGAGTGGCAAGAAATGGATTGGAATGAGAAATCAAAAAGAATAGAAGCTCTTGAAAAAGAACTAAAAGAATTAAAGGGCGAGTAATATTATGATGCCAACAGATATAGACCTAATTGAAAATGAAAAGATTGGTGCCTTTTGGAATATGCTGCAAGATGTTTTATCAGAATGCAGTAATGACGAAAGCATCGATCCATTCACGCAGATGGATACACTCCCAGAAGAAGCTTATATGCTAGCATGTATGCCTTTAAACGAAGTGGTAAGATTTCTAGTAGAAAGAAACTTTGAGATTAATATCTCATATAATAAAACAAAACAAAACAAATAAATTATGAACAACGAAACAAGTGAATCCTTATTGGAGGAATATGATGGGTGTAAAGAACTAATGGAATCTCGTGAAACTACTGTTATAGTAGAAAGAACAGAAACCGCTCACCTTTGCACAACATGGAGAACTGAAATTAACCTTGATGATGTTAGAACTAACAACGGAATTTCATATGAAGATATGAGTAATGTTGAACTTGCCGAAGCAATTAAAGATTGCCCTGGCGATTATATTGAAGAGCTCTGGGATGGCGATATTGTTTATGACAAAAGAAAAGAGTTTGGTACTGATGATGACGTCACATTTGAATCAGACCTCGAATGGCTTAGCGAAAACGGATTAGACTAATATGAAAATGAAACTACAACTATTAATAAACTTTGTTTTTCTTGTGTGCTTGGTTACATCTATTGCTATATGTTTAGATTTGAAAAGAACTCAAATCCGAATGATTTATGCGTTGGATAATACCTTAAAAATACACAACAATTATTCAGATAAGAAAGCCGAAGTCTTAAAAAGGATCGAAGATCTTGTTACTGAAGAAGAGAATACTAATATATCCTTTTAGGGTTATTTTATCCTTTACATATACTTCATTTTAGATTATAATTATATTATACAAAATCACATTATGGCAAAAACATCACAACGACTATTTAATAAACGCGGCCGAATAATTGCACTAGATACAAAGTATACTGGTGACGAACCCGAATGGGGCGATGCATCTGAAATTGACCTTAAAGAATATAATAAACGGCTCGATCGTGGGTTAAGGTTTTATGGTTATTATTGTGATTCTAAAACAATGAAGCCGTGGGTTCTTGATTGGATGCCATCTAATGGTTTTACCAAAGAGCAAGTTGATATTATTAAAGTGGCTCCGCCGTCCTATGTCAATGGTACGGTTGGTAAACTCATTCGTATGTTGAATATGGGAATGCCTAATAAGAGAAACATTAAGAGCTGGATTAAATCAGAGTTAAATGATTCGCTTTATGAAATTAATCGAATGATGAACGATCCAAAGCGAATCTTTGATGAAGAAGCAAAGGTAGATATTCCTAAAGTAAAACCGATATCACCTCTAAAGCGTGTAGAGAATAAAATAAATGAAGATATTATTGTTCCTCTTGAGATGCTTTTAGATGATATCATTAGTATCAAACCAGATACTGCTCCTGCAAAAATTCCAAATATGGATATTGGTAGATTACTTCGTAGTAATAATGCTGCTGGTAATGGAATTAAATATGTTGTTGAATGGATTAATAAACATCTCGATGAGTTTAACGAAGCGTATAACAAAACCGATGAATATGTTGTTGAAGGTTATTCTTGGTTACGTCGTCCTCAACTAAATAGGATTATAAAGAACTTTGAAAAAATGCTGGATGATACTAAGATTTATTCACGAAGCAAAGTTAAGACTCGTAAACCTCGAGTTAAAAAACCAAAGGCTGTTGATAAACAAATTACTAGACTTAAGTATGCTGCTGCATCAAGCGAATATCAACTAACAAGCGTTGATCCAACGAGCTTACCATTTTCACAGAGAGCTTACTTCTTTAATACTAAGAATCGCCAACTGTCAATTTATTATGCTAGTGGTAATGCTGGGTTTGAAGTAAAAGGAACTTCTCTAAAAGGTTTTGATGAAGAACGAAGCATTATAACAACTCTTAGAAAGCCTATGGAATTTCTACCGATATTATTATCAGCCACTCCTAAAAAGATCGATAAGGTCTTAGAAACACTTAAAACAAAACCCCGTAAAGGGAATGGCAGAATAAACGCAAACATGATTATACTACGAACACTTGATACTAAATGAAAAAAACCGACATTAAAAAAACAATAGGATTAGCAATAACAAAGGAAGAATTAATTTTAAAAACAGAACGGTTAGTATTAAAGGATAAGATTGAGTATGCTCAGGCTGTATGCCAGATCTGTTTAGAACTAGAGCTAGATCCAGAAGATGTTGCTAAATTAATTTCAGGACCATTAAAAACTAAACTAAAAGTTGAAGCACAGAAAAATAATGTTTTACCTCGATCTAATACAGCTACACTAGAATAATGAAAGACTACACAATTGAAGTAAAATATATCAATATGGATTTAATAGAATACGTTAGTATTAAAAGTAATAATATTAAATGGTCTATGGATCAATATCAAAGGAACCGTGAGCCACTTAAATGGGCGGTAATTAAAGAAGAACCATTAAATGATTAACTTAAGTATAGATACTAGTACTTCACCGATGGATGCGTGGAGTACAGTGACTGCAATGTCGCTGCATTTTAATTCTGAAAGAGATTATGATGCATTTAAATTTAGTTTTAAAGGTCCTCGATGTAAAAGAGAAACCTTTGAACAAAACAAAAACCGCTTTCAATTTGAAAAGTTGGCAAGGAAATATCCATATAGAAACGATATTATTCTATACTCATTAGCTAACCTTTTAAGTGGAGAAAAATGGATTGGCAACTTTACAGATGTCGCATATGATAGGTGGAAAGCCAAAATGCAAAACGTCGAATACACTTATAAAGAAGAGATGAAAACTCTAATTGAGCAATCTCCATATAAAACTTTTGATGAGATGATATTACCGAAAGACTTAACTGATGTTCCTTATATATATAAAATGGTGCAAGGTGGTAATGTATCAATTGAGACTATAACTATTCTTAATATCATTTCATCTTATACATCAGATCTTCAGTCTAAGTTAACGGACCCTCTGGGAATATCTTCTGAACTTACTTTTAAGGTTAGGAAATATACTCCTTTTCTTAGACCGATGATAGACATTAATAAGTATGCAGAAATAACTAGAACTTTATGGTTTACATCTGTAGAAAATTAGTGTATAATAATACAACGAAACAAACAAACAATACAACGCAATACAAATAAAATAATATGTCATTTGATAAACTAAAAGCAAATCGGTCAGCCGCAATTGGGAAACTAGTCGCAGAAGCTGAAAAGGTCGGAGGTAAATCCACTAAATCTTACGGCGATGATCGTGAGTGGAAACCTACCGTGGATAAAGCAGGTAACGGTTATGCCATCATTCGTTTTCTTCCAGTAAAAGATGGAGACGATTTGCCATGGGTTCGTTATTGGGATCATGGATTCCAAGGGCCAACAGGCAGGTGGTACATTGAGAAATCACTCACATCAATTGGTAAAGATGATCCAGTATCTGAGATTAATAGCCGACTGTGGAATACAGGTAATGAAGCTGACAAAGATGTCGCTCGTTCACGTAAACGCCGTCTACATTATGTCTCAAATATCTTGGTGGTATCTGATCCAGCTAACCCAGACAATGAAGGAAAGACTTTCCTTTACAAGTATGGTAAGAAGATCTTTGATAAAATTATGGATGTTATGCAGCCACAATTTCAAGATGAGAAAGCAGTTAACCCATTTGATTTTTGGGAAGGCGCTAACTTTAAGTTGAAGATCCGCACCGAACAATGGAGGAACTATGATAAGTCAGAATTTGACGGTTGTACTCCTCTCTTTGATAACGATGAAGATCGCCTTCGCGAAATTTATGATGGACTATACAGTCTATCTGAATTCACCGATGAATCTTCATATAAGTCATACGACGATCTAAAGCGCAAGCTGATTGAAGTTCTTGGTGCTGAAGAAGTTAATGGTGTACAGGTTCTCACTGAGCCTTCTGCTCCAACTTCTCCAAAGGTTCAATCAGAACCAGAAGTTACTACTGAAGAAGTATCATCAGACGTTAGCGATGACGATGATGACGACGATTCACTTAGTTACTTTGCTCAATTGGCCAAAAGCTAATTTAAAACTAATTACAATATCGCCATCTGGTTTAATTACTAGGTGGCGATATTTTTATAAAGACATAGCAGACCCAGCCAGAACATTATCAGTGGATTCGGCGATAGTGTTCTGCGTGGATTGAGATGAGTTATTAGTTACGTTCCCTCCGTTATTATTAACAACATTAATAACTGGAGCTGCATTCATCGCACCAGTTTTTGATAACGCTTCTCCAACATTATCAACCTTTGAGGGCTTTTCCATTTGATCAGGGCTAAGCTGGTTTGATGTATTAGGTTCGTTTAATAATAAATTAAGTTGCTCTCTTTTTTGTTTTAATTCTAGCCCAGCCTCATTTGACTTTCGTTGAGCTTCATCTGATTGTTGTCCAAGAGTATCTACCTTTTCGTCATTAACAAAGAAATCATCCATTTCATCTGTTTGCTGTTTAGTTAGTTCAACAGATTGTTTTTGGAATTTTTGTTTGTCAGCTTCTAATTTTGCTATTTCTTCAGCCAATCGTTTTGCTTCGGGATTACCGCTTTCTTCTGCCGCTTTCTTATCAGATGCTACCTTTTTTGATCCTCTAGCTGCAACGCTTTCAGCTGCAGATGGTTTTGAACCCCAAACGAATTCAAGTAAAGAATCAGGCATTGCCTTAAGCATTAAGGTTTCCTTACTAAACGTATCATACTTTTTATTAGGATCAGGAACTACATTTTTAAGTACTTCTCTTTGTATATTTTGTAAAGCATCATTACCTGTTAGCGCGCCTGAAATTAAACCGACAGGTGACATAGCAAAGAATTTTTTAACGCCATCAACAATCCAATCCCATGCGCCTGTAACAAAACCAAGTACTGCCGTTTTTATAGTTTCAGCTACTCCTCCAAAATCAATTGTTGATACAAGAGTTCCAAGTTCTTTGAAAAATGTAATAATGGTTTCGATCCATACAAATGGATTTAAGCTTATGCTATCAATTAGTTCAGCCACTTTAGTTAAACCCAATTTACTTGCAATCCAACTCAAAGCATCGGGTATCCACCCAAACATAACATCAATAAAACCACCAACACCTTCTCTTATACCAACCCATGCTTTTTCTAATAAAGTACCTTCTGTTTCATTAAAAGCTTTAAAGCCTTTTACAATACCGGTGATAGATGCAATTAATACTTGAATAGGAAAAAATAGTTTACCAATAACAGCTCCTAATAGTTTTCCATATTTTAAACCTGACATAAAAGCAGATTTAATTTTAGAAAAGAAAGAAGTAATTTTAATTATTATTTTTCCAAGAGCATCGCCCTTTAACCCTTTAATACTTTTTGAAATTTTTTGAAAAAAGTCAGTGACGGGCTTTATTATTTTAGCAATACGATCAATCAAAACATTCTTAAATTTAGTGAATTTATCTATTGCTCCATTTTTAATTTGTGTAAATAATTTACCAACCTTATCAATCCACTTAAAATTTAAAAACTTTTGTAAGGCTTTTAAATATCCAGTTAAAGAACCTTGAAGAAGACCAATAATAGCTGCAATACCACCAGCAATTAACATCGCCCAAAAGCCACCGCCATCTTTAGATACTTCTTCTTTCTTTGCAATTATTTTTTCAAATAAAGATTTATCTTTCTCAGCGTCCGATTCTTTTTTATCAAGTTCAGCATCACGACGAGCGGCTTCTTCATTCTTTAAAGATTTTTTAGCAATTCCATTAGAAACAACATGTAAATCTAATATCTTTCCAGATATTTTTTTTAAATCGTTTAATACTTCTATTATTGGTTTGGCATTACCGCCGTTAGATAAAAATTCTAGTAAGTCTTCATTAGCAAGAGTCCCTCTTAAGCGCAGGTTTTCTCGTTGAACGTAACGTTTTTCTTCAAATTTTTCTTGTTTTCTTCTTGCAAGGAATGAATAAATTGAAAAAGACCGTTGCCACTTCGCCCGTCTTTCTTGGGCTTTTGCAATCTCTAATGATTCTTTTTGATCTGTGTCAGCTATTTTAGCTGTCTTTGCAGTTGAATCAGAAATCTTTTTT